GTCCGGGATTGTCCATGAGGCGCCGGTAGGCGGCCGCCCGCCCTTCGGGAGGAATTTGGGTTGCGATGGCGTATAGCGCTCGGCCTCGAAGGTCCGCCGAGTCCTTGGGATCGGGGATGCGCTTGGCGGCTGCGGCGCGATCCGTGGCCGCCCGGAACTCCGGGATTTCGCGATAGGACTTTGCGCCCGTTCGGCGATCGGTGGTAATCTCGAACTGGTCGTTCGGTCCACCGTAGCTGATGTCCGGACGCTGCTCTTCGCGGAGCTGTCTCGTTCGGCCGGCGATGGTTTGCGCCGCCGCGCCGACGCCGTCGCCGAAGTTCTGGCCGGCGAAGAAGCCCGCCCCGATCCCTGCGAGGGTCTCGGAAATGTGCTCCTTGTCCCAGATTGACGGGGCCTTGCGCGGAGGAGGCGAAGGAAGTGGCGGCGCGGTGCCCGTGTCTGCGATGAACGGCATTACTTCGATAGCCCCGTGTAGATGCTCGCAGCCGTGCTGGCCGCGCCCATGAGTTGCCCGAGGATCGACTGGTTCTGAGTGCTCTTCGAGGTTCCCGAGCTGGTGCCCGATTGGCCCCACTGGTTGCCGGCGACGAGCTTGGCGTAGCGGTCCAGAAGGTCCGAGGCGCGGGTGTCCTCGCCCTGCCACTTCGTGAAGTCGGCGGTGAGCTGGCCCTGTCGATCGGCCTGGTCGGCCTGGTTGGCGCCACTGATGGCATCGTAAGCCCCGTAGGCTGCGGCGTTGGACTTGCCGAGCGCATCGACCCCGAAGGACGCAAGGTTCCCGTAGGAGTTAGCGGCCTGACCCATGGCGGACAGGTTCATGGACCGATCGCCTTGAGCGAGGGACAGCCCCCGGTCGTATGCGTCGCCCCTGATCTGGGCCGAGATGTCGCCGATGCGATCCGCCGCGCCTCGCTGCGCGATGCCCGAAGCAACGCCAGCTCGCGAGGAGTTGATGTTGCCGGTCGCCGAGGCCGCCCGGTCGATGCCGGGGAGGACGTTCTCGGACAGGTTGCGGGTCACGTCGCGGGCGTTGGCGTCGATCATGCCGGAGATGGCCGGATTGTTCGCGTAGGCCGTTGCGGCGGCGATATTCGCCTGCGTCGGGTCCTGTCCGGCCATCGTCGCGAACTGGTCGAGCGTCGAGCCCGCCTTCGCGCCGTATCCGGCCATCTGGGACCCGAGGTTCCCCAAGGTCCCGGCGGTGCTGAGGCCCTGCCCGGACGCGTAGGCCTTCAGCTTGGCCAGGGCGTCCTTGGCCTCTGAGCTCATCCCGGCGTAGGTGTTGCCTTGGTAGTAGGGGCTGTCCTTCGAGGAGGCGTAGATGTCCTTCGCGGCGCCGAAAGCGTCGTTCAGGTAGGGCGCCTGGAAGCTACTGGGGCCCGTGTCGAACTTCTCGTTCGTTTTGGTCGTGGACGAGCCACTGAAGAGCCCCATGGGCGTATTCCTTGAGTTACGGAGCCTCTAGGGCTTTCAGTCGGGCGTCGAGGTTCTGGACGACGCCGACTAGGTCGGTGATGATTACGGAGAGCCGCTGGAGCTCGGTGTCCAGGTAGGATGGCAGGCTCTCCGGGAGCGCCGGCCGGATGCCGCGCCGGTACGGCGTCAGCTTGGCGGGCTCCATTAACGGCGTCCTCGCGTGATGAGCTGGACGTCAAACCCCGAGAGCTGGAAGTCCGACGTGCCGCCGCACTGAAAGCGGTAGCCGAGGTACTTCCCGGCCTCGTTGACGTCGATCCGGGTCTCGGAACGGTGGTCGAAGGTGGCCGGGAGGCTCCACACGGGCTCGATGTTGCCGATGTCCGTGGCGCCGAACTGCCAAAAGCACTCGTCGGGACGTTCGGCGCTCATCTGGGGCCAGATGGCCTGAAGGTGCATGTACTGCGTCAGGTTCTTGCCCTGCGCGTCCAGGTCGATGCCGATACGTTCGATCTGCGCTGGTCGGACGGTCTCGTCCGCCACGGGCTGCGTCATGCGCCCGCCTGTTAGCAGCTCGAACCCGAAGAGCTTGGGGACATTGAGGCCAACGCTGGGGTCCGCGCGGCCCACGAGGAGGCAATGCCTGTCCTCGTCTCCGTCTGCGCTGATCCATAGGCCGCCAGCTCCCTCGAACGTCATGTCCGGGTCGGTGTCCCAGCTCGCCCCGGAGAGGAGCGCGGCCTTGGTGCATCCGACGACGTTAGGGACGTCGTAGAAGGTCCAGGTGTCGTTGCTGTAGTTGTAGACGGCTTGGCGGTTGCAGCCGGTCGTCGGGTTCTGGAACCCAACGTACTGGTCGCCGGCCGGGTACGTGAAGCGCACCTCTGTGAGCTTAGCGTCGTGCTGGACGAAGCACAGGCCCACGCGGCTGAAGTCGAGCGCGTCGAAGACGAATTGCTTGACCCGCGCGTCGGCGATCGACTTGGGCGAAACCCCGTCATGGACGTAGATGTCGTTCCGGTCGAAGACGTAGTGCAGCCCCCCGACCTGGACGACGCAGTTAGGGTTTATGACCCCGACCTCGTCGAACAGCTTGCGGAAAGTGTAAATGTCGTTGCCGCCCACGTAGTCCATCAGCCACACGGAGGCCGTGCAGTAGAGGACGAAGCTGTCGCGGAGGCTCAGGCCGTCTACGATCCGCTGTTGCATCTCGTTGACGATGTTCTCGCCGGCCGAGTTGGTGGTGGACGTCGGGTCCCACGATTGCGGCGGGGCGCCGTAGTAGGAGAAGTCGGACCACTTCACCATCGTCGGGTAGTAGACGCCGGCTTTCGTAACGCCGAGCGCAACGAGCTGGTCCTTATAGGCCCTTAAGACCTTGCAGCGATCGTCCCGCGACCATCCGGGGATGGTGGAGAACTTCTCGGCCCCCGGCGTCTTGTAGAGCGCAAGGTGCGTCTCGCGATTGATGTACGCGACGCCGCCGAGGGCGCAGCTCGTTATCGCATAGTCGCCGGCCGCCGCCTGGTGCCCGGTGGGCGTCAGGTCGTCGAAGGCCGCGCCGTTGAGGCGGTAGATGGACCCGAAGTCCTGGGCGATCGTCACGACCTCATCGTACCCGGAGGTACTGGGCGGGATCGCGAAGACGTGGCCGGGATCGTGGGGTAGCTCGGCGACCGTTCGGCAAATGGGGCCCCGAGAGGCTCGCCCATTCTTGAAGCGGATGTTGACCCCACCCGTGAAGGTGCCGACGTTCTCGACGTCAGAGGGGAAGGCGTCCGTGACGATCCCCGTGGAGCCAAGGCCCCGAACGGGGAAGGTAGGCATGGACTAGACCTTGATGATGTAATGCAGTGCGAGCGACGGCTGGGTCACGTCGACCGTCGCCGCATGGGCATGGCCGGGGACAGCCTGAGCCGTTGCCGTGTGGGTGTGCGAGCCGGCCGCATCGACCGAGAGGGCCGAGGTGTGCGTGTGGCCCGGATCGTTGAGCGATACGCCCGTGACGATCCCACTGGCCGAGCCGCCGTCGTCCACCTTGCGGGTGGTGAGTGCGGTTGTCATGCCAGTCTTCGCCGAACTGACACTGGCGGTCCCAGTGTGCGTATGGGACCCGGAGGCCTCAAGGGACACTGAGGGCGTATGGCCCCCGGCGACTTCGGTGGTGATGGTCCGACTGGACTGGCCAGTGGTGGTCCCGAGCGCCAGCGTGTCGCTAACGCCGATCGCCACGCGGCCTCGAAGGTCCGGCGTCAGGATCGTTCCCGACCCACTCGACCGCGCCACGCGCTGGCCGTTGCAGATAGCCCAGCCGGCCGGAGCCTCATCGCCATAGAAGAGCGTGATGGCGCCCACCGGAACCAGGGAGGCCTTGATGTCCTCGTTGAGGAACTTCTCGTCCACCGTGACGGGGCCCGTCAGGTTCGGGAAGGTCGCTTTGATGGCGGCCTTGAGGAGGCGGATGTGGTCGTCGCCCTGCATCAGGCGATCGGAGCTTGCCGGGTTCGCCGGGTTGAGCTGGTGGATGTACGCAGCGGACTCTAAGGGCATGGTGTCTCGGGAGGTTGCCCCCGGTCGCTGAAGCGTAACCGAGGGCGCATGGTAGCCCGCATCGTGGCGGACATTGAAACTGGTGGAGGACGCTTCGGCCGGGGTCGCCCTGAAGGCCTTGGAGACCCTTAAGGACCTAAAGGCCCCTTTGGGGGTGGACCATGATGATGATTAATCATCGTAGCTTTAGGTGACTTAAAGGGACTTATAGGGGCTTAAAGGGGACCGTCGAAGCTCCACGATCGTGGAAGGTTGTCCTATAGTCAGCACTAATGCAAAAGTGACGGTTTTCCGCCATTTTCCGGACCCCTTGGTCCCATGCGGGTCCCTCCGTCGCAAAACGGGCCTGGCGGTTCCGAGCGGCAGGATTATAGGTCCGGGATGGAACCTAAAGGGACTGGATGGGACCCAAAAATAATCGGGTACTTTTGGGACCGGAAGGCCTGGATGAAGGCAGAGTCCGAGCGGCAGCAGCGCGGTCGCAGCGAAGCCGTCAGTTGCGAATTGGACCCGGCGCGGCGCGGCTGGGACCACGGCGGCGGCCGGAGGGGACCCGCGAGCATTGGCCCATTTCTTCAATCAGGTAAGGCACTTAGCGATGCGGAGGAACAGCGAGACCAGGTCGTCCCTCGTGGTGGCGTGTGGTGCTGGCAGGGCTGAGCGCGGCGCGAGGACATTGGCTTCGGTCCGAGGCCGTTCGCCCCCCATTTGGCGACATTTACCCCTCCCCTTCGTCCCCCACCATGCGACATTTGGCGCATTTCCGCCATTCGTCACTAGATGTGGAAGCTGATGCACCGCTCGGCCTCTCCGCGCCGGGACGCGGTACGTGTGTTAGCGTTGTAG